GTACTAAGAAATTTAGCGGTTGGTGGAGATTCTAGATTCTATGGAACAGTTGGATTTGAGTCTGCTCTTGATGTTGATAATGCTGTTGACATTTCAGGTAACCTAAACATTAGTAATGGTAATGACGTTAGTAACTTTACTGACACTACTGTTGCACTGAAAGTTAGTGGTGGTGCAAGAGTCAATAAGAAAATGATGGTTGGTGGAGACTTCACCGTATATGATTCTTCTGGAGCAGTAAATAATTTCTTTGTTGAAAAGACTACAGGTAATGCAGAGTTAAGAAACAACCTCGTAGTTGGTGGTGATCTTACAGTAAATGGTACAACCACAACTGTAAATTCAACCACACTTACAGTGGACGATCCTATCATCACTCTGGGTGGAGATAGCGTTCCTACAACTGATGATAACTTGGATCGTGGTGTTGAATTTAGATACTATGACACTCAAGCAAGATTAGGTTTCTTTGGTTATGACAATAACCTCAATAGATATAGATTCTTAGTTCAAGCTACAAACTCTTCAGAAACCTTCAGTGGTACTGATGCTTCACTTCAAGCTGGTTCATTACAATTAACTTCAAGTGGAACTGGACTTGACGTTGATGCCAATGCAAACATTGATGGAACTCTGACTGTTGATGGTCAGATCATCTCTCAGGTTTCTTCTGGTCCTGCCCTGGTCATTCCTACCACTGCTAAGATCAACAATCTTAATGCTGATCTTCTGGACAGCATGACTACTGATTCGGCAAGTACAGCAACTACTGTTGTTGCTCGTGACGGTAGTGGAGATTTTGCTGCAAATCAAATCACAGTTAATAACGGTATTGGTGCTGTTGCAGGTATTCAAGGTAATGCTACATCAGCAGACGCACTGAGAACTGCCAGGACGATTACTGTTGATGGTGTAGTTGATGGTAACGTATCCTTTGATGGTTCTGCTAATGTTACTATTAGCACCACTTACAATGACTCTGACATTACTGCCCTTGCTGCTCAGACAGGATCTGGTCTAGTAACTAGAACTGGAACTGGTACATATGCACAACGTGAGATTACGGTAAGTGGATCTGGTATTGGTATTTCTAATGCGGATGCTGTTAGCGCCAATCCTTTAATTACTATCACGTCTTCTAGCATCAATGCTGCAAATAACCTCGTTATTCGTGATGCATCTGGCGACTTTGCTGCTGGAACTGTTACTGCAACCTTGGTTGGTGATGTAACTGGTGATCTGACTGGTAATGCAGACAATGCTCTACAAGTTAGCACTGGATCTGGTGGTGCTGGTGGTACTATGTACTTTGCCATGACCAATCAAGTTGGTGCTGGTTCAGGTAGAACTCTGTTTGCTAATAACAGTACTATTACGCTTGATACTTCTGGTGGTGTTGGAAACAATACTCTGGTAGTAGATAAGGTTACTGCTGACTTGACTGGTAATGTAATTGGTAACGTAACTGGTGAAGTTTCTTCTCTTGCAAATCATGACACTGCTGATCTAGCGGAGGGAACTAACCTTTACTATACAAATGCTCGTGCTGACGCTCAGGTTAATCTACAGACTGGTGCAAACCTGGATCTTTCCAGCAAGTCAACTTCAGATCTTTCAGAAGGCATTAATCAGTATTACACTGAAGCAAGAGTACAGACAAAACTGGATAATGCATTCTCTCAATTACAAGCAATGCTAACCAACCTTGCAACTTCTACTACTCTGACATTGAACCTCTCTGGTGATCCTACACCTGGTGCTGTTGTTACCATGGCGGTTGCAAATGATGGAGGTGGTGGATTCTCCAATGGAACTGTACTTGGACTGGCAACTACTGGTGGAAGTGGTGTTAATTTAACTGTTGATGCTGTAATTTCAGGTAATGTTATCACTGTCCCTAGTGTTAATGCTGGTGGTAGTGATTATCTCGTTAATGAGACAATAACAATCGTTAACCCCAATGCTGGTGAAGTGTTATCACTGAACCTAGCATCTCTTGCAGGCGGTTCTAACTATGTCACAGGAACTGCCCTGGCAACAACTGGTAGTGGTGTTAATTTAACTGTCAATATCGCTGCCTCTGCTGGTGCAATCACCAATGTTACTATCAACAACGGCGGTATTGGATATAGTATCGGTGACACAATCACTATTATTCAACCCACTGGAGCGGACGGTCTCAACCCTGCTGTAGGTGGTTCAGTTGATGTTGCTACTGTTGCTACTGATGCTACTCTCACTCTTACCGATGTTACTACAATGGAAATTGGTGCAACTGTGACAGGTGCTACCACTGGCACCACAGGAATTATTACTGCTATTGGTTCTACTGCTATCACCGTAGATAATGTTGACGGATTCTTCAAAGTTGGAGAAGTCGTTAGTGCTAATGATGTTCAATCACTTGTTGTCAATTCATTCGCTTAATAAAATATGTCTGCCACAAGACCCGCTAACAAAACTGAGTTAAAAAATTATGCTCTCCGTAGGTTAGGTTATCCTGCAATTGACATCAACGTGTGTGATGAGCAGTTGGATGACCTTATTGAGGAAGCGATTGATTACTGGCAAGAATATCATTACGATGGTTCTAATACAGAACTAATTAAAATTGAAGTTACTGAAGCTATCAAAACTGCTGCTCAAGGAGCTACAGATATAACAGGAACTGACTGGGCAGTAAACAATCTGAAGGTGGATCTTCCTCCAGGAGTGGTTGCAGTAAATCAGGTGTATGCTAACCTCAGTAGTAGCAGTGTGGTTCCTGCTAATATGTTCAATATCAAGTATCAGATTTTCTTGAATGATATTTACTCATTCAACAACAGTCAGATTCTGCATTACTTTATGACTTCTCAATATCTAGAGACTCTAGATTTTGTAACAAACTCTCGTGCAAATAGAAGAATTCGTTATAACAAAATTGAAAATGAATTGCATTTAGATTTTTCTTGGAATGAGTTGCAAGCAGGAAATTATATTATGGTTGACTGTATTATGAGAACTGATCCTGATATTCATACTAGTGCATATAATGATAATTGGTTGAAAGATTATTGCGAAGCAATATTCATGCAGCAATGGGGTCGGAACCTCAGTAAGTATGATGGAATCCAAATGCTTGGTGGTGTAACTCTTAATGGTCGTCAAATTCTAGAAGATGCTTCTGCTAGAAAGGTTCAATTAGAAGAAGAAATTCGTAAGGTTTATGAACTGCCCCCAATGGATATCGTAGGTTAATATGTCTTATAGTAATCCCACACCGTCAAATTGTGTACAATCAGACTATACTTCTAGCTGTAGAATCAATTTAAATGGTTCTGCTCAAGAGCAGAAGTTTATGGAAAATTTGATCATAGAAAGTATTGAGATCTATGGTCAAAACATATACTATCTTCCTAGAACATATGTTAATAAAGACACTATCCTCAATGAGGTTGAGAGTAGCGAATTTAATCAAGCACTCCAAGTTAGAGCATACGTCAATAATGTTGATGGATGGGAAGGCCAAGGCGAGTTACTTAGCAAGTTTGGAATTAGGATTGAAGATAAAACAACGTTTATCTTTTCCCGTTCAAAGTTTGAAGAAAAAGTGGATGACAATGCGGCGTTAAATGTAGAAGGTCGTCCCAATGAAGGAGATCTTATTTGGTTTCCTATTACCAAGCATTTGTTTGAGATTAAATTTGTAGAAGTAGAACGTCCTTTCTATCAGTTAGGTAAAGGTTACGTTTGGGAATGTCAGTGCGAACTGTTTGAGTACAGTGACGAAGAGATTGATACTGGCGTTGCTGAAATTGATGCTATTGAAACTGCATTCGCTAATGCAATTAAACTAGTAATGGATCCAGGTGGTTCTGGTGACTTTACGGTTGGTGAAGAAATTGTCGGTGACTTATATCTTGCTGCGGCAACAGCAGCAATCACTGGGGACGCAGTAAGTTCCTTTACAATCACTGATGGTGGTGAGTATTATAAATCAGCATTACCACCTACAGTTACTATCACAGGAGGAGGTGGAAGTGGAGCGACAGGAACAGCGGTGGTTTCG